TGACAAGAAGTTTACTTGCATGTTATCAACATCACTAGTAGCTGCACCACCGGCAGAACCAGTAATCCAAGTCTTGTAACGACGATCTTCAGTTTCTGAAGCTCTGTAACGTACATGTAAGAAAGGACGTTTAGCATTTTTACCTAAAATTTGGTCATAAACACTAGTTGATCCAGCGGGTACAAGTAGTCCGTTTACACGTCCTGATCCTGCTCCTGTTGGAAGTCCACCTCTCATTGTCGGGTCATTTAAGTATTTCCAGTCAGTCTTATAGAAGTCATAACCTCTACGGAATCCTGAGAAACCTAAGTTTAACGCCATCTCTTCGTCATTGTCAAAAAGACCATATGAAGTTCCACCTGCTCCGTAAGAGTTTTGTGCAGCTAGCATATCATCAATATCAAAAGCAAACTGACGGTCAACGAATAATACGTTTTCCTCAATCGCTCCTTGCTTGTCAAGACGACTAATTACATTATCAAAGTCAGCTAACACTTGAGGGTTTCCACCATCCCAGATGTTACCATTCTGTTGTACTGAGTAGAAGATACCATTTGATCCCGCACCTTGCGCTCCAGCGGCAGCACCATTACCTAATGCAGTAGATGCATCTGAACCTATTTCTGCAGGAACAGCTTCGATCATTGCAGTCTCTAAGTAGTCATCAAAACGTAGTCTTGTTTCGTGCTCAGATTTTAAATACCATAGGTATCCATTTGCTCCGTCTTCAGTTGTAATTTCAACCCATCCGATTTGAGCCATATCTGATCCAGATACTGTGTAAGTGTCTTTCAAGATAATAGGCTTGTTTTCAAAGATAAAGTCATTAGCTTCAGTAGAACCTTGCATTCCTGCAGTTCCTTTTCTAAATTCAGAACCGTAAATAAATACAGTAACATCAGAATTACCAACTCCAGTTCCCGCAGTAATTAAACCAGCAGCTTCATAACAAGCCACTTGAAAACTTCCACGTCCAGCACCGGGTGCAGTAACAGCTGTTACAACTGCTTTGTTTGTTCCAGAACCATTGTTCTGTACAATAGCAACTGTCTGTCCAATACGAATAACCTGTTGAGCTGTTGTTGGGTCTAATACATCATTTACTTGAAATGTTGGGTTCCCTACGCCTGCAGCGGCTGCAGTTCCTACTTGAGTATATTTAGTATGTAATCTACCTTGCTCAGCCCATTTGATAAGGTCAGAGTTAGTAGGCATCTCAGCACCTACCATACGTAGGAAAGAAGAGATTGTTCTATTTCCATAACGCTCAAATTCTTTCTCATAAGTATCTGGAAGATACTGATTTAAAAAGTCAAAGTTCGTGATGTAGTTTTCTGTTGTCGGAGTCCTTTCGGCACTCGGAGTCAACGCAAAAGTTGGATTAATATTAACTTGTCCAGCCATAATTTCTAATTTTAAATTTAAGTTCGTTTAACACTTTTTATTCGCAGCCCTCGACTCGATGGTTGAGACACTGATTTAACTTGAAATCCTCCCTTAGTTGAAACCTCTGGTGCAGTACGCTCTGTCATATTTATATTCTTTGTTTTACGTATCACATCCTCAGTCGCATTCGATTTGCCTTGCTCATAAAAGAACGAAGCAAACTTATCGGGATTCATTGCTATAGCTAAAGAGCGGTGGTATCCTTCTGCATTATTAAGCATTCCAGAATCATCTAAGAATTTATTTACAAAATTCATAGGCGTGTCTTGTGCTTTTCTTAATTCAGAAGCATTGCCAGGAGAAAAAAGCAGTTCGTTATCGTCTACATTGAACTTAAAACCTTTAAATTCAGAACCAAACAAGTCATCACTTTTCTTACTAAACCAGTCAGCTTTGCGATTACTTTCTTCTTGTTGCGTTTTAGCTTCATTCACATATTGCTTGTAGGCTTTAAATTCTTCATTTTGAGAGGCTGAACTTTCCCTTGACTCAAGAGGCTGCTTGTATACTTCCTGCTGTTCGTTGAAGAACCTTTTTGCCTTAGCAATAATTTTTTTCTTTGCTAGTCTTGTTTTTTTAATAACTGACTCGTCATCCAGATCTTCATCGTACATATAATCCTCCATTATAGAGTCAATGTCTTCAGGATCTAAACCCTCTTCAGTTATTGTCAAATACTCTTTTAGCAAAGAGTCAGGATCTAACTTAGAGAAATCTTGTTGTAATTTAACATAGTCCTCTAGGCTTCTCCCTGTTTCTTTTTTATATTTAAAATAAGCAGCTACGTCTTCAGGTAATTCTTCAGACTTTTCTCTAGCGCTCATCAACTCTTCAATAGAGTTAATTTCTTTTCCGTATCTCTCTCCAATAAAAGAAAGGATATCTTCTTCTTTTAATTGATAAGGTTCTTTAGTAGGCTCTTCTACCTTTTCTAAAACCTCCTCTTTTTCTTGTACCGGTTCTTTTGTTTTTGATAAATCGATCTTATCATCACCCTTAGGTATTTCCGGTTTTACTTTTTCTACATCATCAAACTCTAATTTCTGTTGAGTCTCATGCTTCTCTAATAATTCGTTTTCAACTTCTTGAACCGATTTAGATTCAACATCGTTTACTTCTCTTACTTTGATTTCCATTTGATTAAATTTGATTTATTACAAAATTACTAAAAAAAGAAACACGCTTTTGCTACCTCGGAGAGAACTCTGCTAAGTCAAATCCATCCATAGAATCTTCATTAGATTCAAAAGTTTGAGGTGGTAAATTATTCTTTCTTTGGTTTATTAATTTAGATTGCTCAGAGTTCTGTTGACTTATTCTATCCTTCTTTGCAGTCTCTCTTTCACCCTCGCGAAAAGCTAATGCGTTTTCTGAGATACCTCTAAGTTGCTGATTATAAGCAAACTCCTGCTTCATTAGCATTGCCTTAAGCTGCGCTTCATTGTTTTGCTTCTCTATTTCAAAAGCAATTTCAGCTTGTTTTATTTTCATCTGAGCTTGAGCCTCTAACTCAATTTTCTGAACTGCCACTTGAGCAGCCATCTCTTGAGACTTAAGTTGTTGCTGCGCAACCATAGCTTGTTGCTGCATCTGCATCTTTTCTTCTTGCTCTTGCTTAGCTTTACGCTTAACTTTTAATAATTGATTAGCAAGTTTAAGGTTTTTGATTTCACGTATATCTATAGCATCCTCAAGATTTATGCTACTCTTAGATAACGCCATTTGAATATTCTGCTCAAGCATTGCTTTCTGCTCTTCATCTGGAGATAACTCTATAAACACACCAAAGTCATAAATGTATAACTCACTTATTTCTCCTAGTATACTCACATTATACTTACCTATTTTATTTATAAAGTCTTCCTTAAAGTCCGAATACTCTAAAATATCGGCGACCCTATACGTTAACGCTTCGGCTAACGTACGATATATGTAAAGACTTCCGTCTAATATATGTCGGGTTGCCGTGTTTGAGCTTAATGCTGCTAGCTTTTGCACACCTACTAAAGCATCTGGATTAGGTGTAGACCCATCCCTAGCTTCATTTAATCCAGTTACTGAACGTATCATGTCCATGTAATGATTATAATTGGCAATAAGCATTTGTGTTTTTGAAGCTCCTGAGTTAGAAGTAAGTTGTTGTATTGGAACTCTTCCTTGATTATACTCACCGTCTTGAGTATAACTTCTACCCACTACACTACCTGTTTGAAAATATAATCTTAGTGCATCCTCTGGATTATAAGCCGCGCCATTTCCTAGATCAACCTCATTTAAACCATCTGCATCTATGTAGACTCCATCGGGAACTACCCTAGATATTACTTGCTGTAGCTTTAAGTGTGTCATCTGAATAAGATCAGCAAAAGGAATCATACGTCTAACTAAAGATTCAATAACACCCTTGTACATTCTTGGAGCAACTGCCACATAATTAGGTAGCGCATGCTGTGATGATGACTTAGGTCTTACCATATTTTTAGCAAGCTCCCACTTTAGTATAATGTTGGTACCCATGACCATTACACCATCATACCAAACATCAATAGTCTTTTCAATTTTTTCAAAATTCCCTTCGTCCATCATTTCTTCTGGAGGATTGAAGGTGTCATCTTTTTCTATCATTTTTATCGCACCCGTATCATTTACTTTTTTCTTATAGACCATTTTTTTTGTAGTCTTATAATTAAAATACATTAAGGTGCACGTGTCACGATAGAATATATCGTTTTCCGAATACTGCGCGGTATTAAAATAATTATACCAGCTTTGACTGTATTGAGAAATTTTTTCTAAATCTTCTTTATCAAGATCCGGATCTATTTTTATTAATTCACTTATGCCTACAGTTTTAATTTCTCCCCAATAAAAGCAATCTTTAAAGTGAGGATCTTCTGTGTAGCTGTATACTATATTGGCAGGGTCTACATATGAAACTTGCACTCCTGATCCAGGAAGAAACTCATGCTTTGCAACGCCCATACCTATAACCATCTGATCGTAGTCTATTCTTTTTCGCGTATCCTCATAATGATTTTCAGCAAACATTGTGTCTATAGCCTCTTCTTCTGCAATCTCAATCGCTGGCTTATAGTTTAGATTCATGTACAATGAAAGTTCTTCATCGGTTGAAGGCAACTCATCTGGATCTACAGTAAAAGGATCAAATCCTGTTTTTTCTTTTACTGTTGTAAGTATATCTTTGGCGGCCATCTGACCTTCGATCATATCTTGATACTTACTTCTTTTAGATTGAGACAATGCATCTTGAGCATATGCCTTAACCTTAAATATTCTGTCAGACATTCCGTTTACTACAACGTCAACAAATTTAGGAAGGATTGGAACTGGCGTCCAGTCAAGGTTTAAGTAAGACAAGTCTCCGTCTACAGCTAACTCATTTTTATATTTAGCTATTGACTGCTCGCCACGAGCGTATAATCTTAATCGATTAAAGTCTCTCCACTGACTGTAGTATCTACACCCATTAGAGTCTTTTCTAAACCATTCGTACTGTATTGCTTGACCTATCTGTAACCCGAACTCATCGGTGGCTTTTTCTGCGTCTGATACAAACTGACTCGGAAAACCTACAGATGAAATATTTATATTGACTTCCTTCATCTATTTAATTCGCTATAATTTCCATTATTAGTATACGTTGCAAAGTTAAGACTTATTTTGGATTGTTTTTGTACAGGTAAATATAGTCCTTTTTGATTCGCCATTATTGCCAACCCTGAGCTTATACTCGCATCAAACTTGGTTCTATTGTTAATATCAAACCTTGCCCACTCCTCTAGTGTCCTTGTAAAATACATAGACCCCATCTCTGAGGATTCTCGGTAAACTCCCTGGAGGTCCATTCCTATATGTTTTTCTATGTATGATTCTATCGCAGCTGCGTGTGACTGCTTAACATCTTCAGAGGTGTTAGGTATACCCCCTAGTTCCTTTTCAGTCTTTGAAAGTTTATTAAAACTTCTGTCAGGTCTGTTCATACAAAACCCTCTGTAGCCTCTATTTTTAAAATGATATAGTAGCCGAGGTTTATTGTTCTCTATAAGTATAGGCATACTATAAAACACACAAGCCATTAATACTTCTTCAAAAAATATCTCTGCTGTCTGTGGTCTCGCCACATACTCTAAAAAGAACTCATTGCTAGGAGCCTGCTCCATGCTGAACTTAGTTAGACCATGCAGAGCACCGTTAGATCCTCTACCGCCAACCGTTCCTGAGATGTCATAGGAGTCACACCCAAAAGCTCCAACGTGCTCATTTAAAGGATAATACGTTCCATTTCTAGAGTGCTTTAAGTTAGACAAAGATTTGTTGGGGGTCCAAGAGACCCTAAACCTGCCTTTATTATCTGGAGTAAATATTACCTCCGTATCTTTTACACCATCCTTCCAATAAAACTTACCTCTAGTAACGTGCTGCTCTGTAATAAGAGAATCGTTATAGTCTATCTGCTGATAAATTTTAGTAAGGTTAAATAATGATGACTTGCT